AGAGTTAGCAAATCTGCTTAAAGACAGATATGGATATGATTGCCGGAGAGGGCAGCAGTTCTGTGGATCCAATGGAGATGCGGATGTAGTCGGTCTTCCTGGCATCCATATTGAGTGCAAGAGGGTAGAGAAGCTTAACATCTATGAAGCTGTGGAACAGTCCATAAACGATGCGAGAGAGGGCGAAATACCTACTGTGATGCATAGGAAGAATCACAAGGATTGGCTGGTCACAATGACAATGGAAGATTGGATGAAATTATATGAAAGGCGATTACATAAAGATTAATCGGTCACTTCTTGAGTGGGGGTGGTACAAAGACAAAAACACTTCCAGATTGTTCATACACATGCTTTTAAAAGCGAACTGGAAGGACGGATTTTTCTTAGGAATTGAGATAAAAAGGGGGTCATTCGTATCTTCTTTAGCCAAATTATCTGAAGAAACTAACCTTTCAGTTAGAGAGATAAGAACAGCAATAAAACACCTAGAATCGACAGGCGAAGTGACAAGCAAAAAATATAGCAAATTCAGCGTATTTACGGTAAATAATTACTGTTCGTATCAATCAAGTGACACGCAAAGTGACAAGCAATCGACAAGCAATCGACAAGCAAGTGACAAGCAAGTGACAACAATAGAAGAAGGGAAGAAAGGAAGAAAGAAAGAATATATAGATACTAACGTATCTATAAAGCAGCATAGCATTCAATCCATCATCGATGCATGGAATCAGCTAGAGCCTTACGGAATCAAAATGATTTACCGCATCAACCCGGGTTCTAAGAGATGCACTTCACTGATTGCTTTACTTGAGCAATTCGGAGAAGAGAAAGTGATACAAGCTGTTGATAAGGTCAAACAGAGTGACTTCCTTCAGGGAAAGACAGATATAAGGTTCTCACTGAACTTTGATTGGTTTATCAACCCGGAAAACTTCGAAAAGATTCTTGATGGCAAGTACGCAGAGAAGTTCAAGAAGCAGATGAAGAACAATAACAACTTTGAGAGACGGCATTATGACATGGACGATCTGGAAAGTAAGTTGCTAGGAAGGTGATTAAGAATGGCAGAAGCAAATAAAGGCTGGGCGGTATGCGCAGTCTGCGGAAAAGAATTTGAGATAGTCGGCAACCGGAAGAAGTGTTGTAGCAAGGCTTGCGGAGAAGAAAGAAGCCGGAGACAGTGCTGTGAGAGAGGAAAGGCAAGATACAGAGCCTTAAGTCCTGAACAGAAAAAGGAACTGGCAATGAAACGAAAGCAAGCCAAACCGAAGAAAGTAAAAGGCGCAAAAGAACCGAAGTACTGAAGCGAATTAGTAAGAGTCGCAGCTGAAGCAAAGCAGCATGGTATGAGCTACGGAGAATATGTTGCAAAAAGAGAAAGGAGAAGAGATGGGGAAAACGATTGATGCAGAAGAGTTTCTTTCATGGCTGAATGAAGCTGAGGAAGAACTAAAGGGAGAAAGAGCGGATGAGCTGAACCCTGATCGCAAGGATGAAGGGATTCTGCTCACAACAGAGACTGTCAGAAAGTATGTCGAGAGCATGTGTAAGATTGATGATGCTGACAGTGAGCGTGAATGGATACCAGTGACAGAAAAACTTCCGGAAGACGAAAGAAACGTATTACTCACACTTGAGTCAACGAACGGTAACGGATACAGAGAGTACAGTGTAGGATGTTACATCCAAGTGTTTGACGAGGACACAGAAAAGCACTGGCTTGACAGACAGTATGGATATCTAGAGTGGGATAAATACTCAAACGGACACGGTGGATGCTCACTGTACAGAGTTACAGCATGGATGCCGATTCCGAATCTGTACAAGGGATAAAGACCATGAACAGACAAGAGAGAGAGGATCAGGCGCAACTTGAGTACCTGAGACGATGGAAAGAGAAGAAACAGAAGAGAAAGAATCTGTCAGAAAAACTGAGAAAGAGAGGCACGAAATGAAATACAAAGTTGGAGACGAGGTAAGAGTCAGGAGTGATTTAAAAAATACGGTGCTGTATGGTGGTTTATATGCAGTTGATGAAATGTTAAAGAAAAAGATCGTAACGATTACATCCGTGCATGATGATTACTACGAAGTTGTAGAAGATAACTATAAGTGGACAGACGAAATGCTTGATGGATTAGTCGAGGACGAACTGACAGCGGAAGAAGCAACTAAGATTTTAAGTGAAATTTGTTGTGAAAACGAATTATGTGGTGGATGTCCTATTAGTGAAGCAAAAGGAAAAATGACGTGTCAAAGCTTCCGAAGAGATAAAACAGAAGAAGTGCTTGAAATCCTCAAGCGGTGGAAGAAAGACCATGAAAAGAAAGAAGTTGAGACGGAGTTTACGTGGTGTGTGCTGATTATCGAAGCTAATACTCATACCTTGAAACACGAAGAAAAAGTTGAAACTTATATTAAATCAGTGGATGCGAAAAAGGCAGAAATCCTTAAGAAATACTGTTCAGAGCATAATGGAAAATATTATGCAATCAGCGAGCGCAGATGCGTAGTAAAGGAGTAACCATGAACACAGGAGAAAAGATAGATTACATGATTCAGTGTTTGAAAGTCGCAAAAGCTGAATATGAGTACATGGCTGATTACATTGCAAATGAACCGACTGAAAGACAAGAGCTGTGGGAGTTCCTTGATACACACAGAAGTCCAAACAAAGCATTGATTAAGGACAACTTGAAGAATGTGGCAAGAATGGGATTCCAGCTTGCAAATGAGGTGAAATAGTATGGCACAGTGGAACGCAAATACAGTACCGAAATGTGATAAAGGGCAATGGTCTGATGAAGTACTTGTGACTGTTGAAAAAGGACGGTACTGCACGGTTTTAAAAGCAATATATATTCCGTATCATCATGTAACTACAGAGGATTCTGGATGGTGCATGGAAGACGGAATACCGGACGATTGGGAATACATCGAAGAAAAAGATGATTGGTGGATTCCAGAGGGATGGTATGAAGTGTGCGACAATTGTCGTGATGCCACATATTTCCAAATTAACGGAAGAGTAACAGCATGGATGAAGTTGCCGAGACCTTATGAACAGAGAGTTAAGCAGTTAGGAAATGAGGTGAAGTGATGATGACAGTAAGAGAAGAACAGGTACTTTGCAAACTGCATGAATTTATCGATGCAAACGATATTAATTGTGCAGAAGATGTGACGCAGCGAGATAGCATAAGTAAACAGTGCGTAGGTCTTGTAGCAGAGTTGGTTGATATGCTTTGCAATAAATAACATTAAATTACAGAAAGGAGACGGAGCTCCGGCCGGGCAAAGATATATCGGCTCCTTTCGAAGATATGAAAGATTTAATTATAGACGCCTTTGCCGGTGGTGGAGGTGCATCTGTAGGAATAGAAATGGCACTCGGCAGACCGGTAGACATAGCCATTAACCATGATCCAGATGCTATTCTGATGCATAAGACAAATCATCCGGATACACTTCATCTGACCGAAGATATTTTCAAGGTCAACTTAAAGAAATATGTAAAAGGACAGCATGTGGCTCTTATGTGGGCGAGTCCAGATTGTACAAGCCACTCCAAAGCAAAGGGTGGCAAGCCGAGAGAAAAAGGACTTCGGATTCTTCCGTGGGCGGTATACAAACACGCAAAGGAGATTCTTCCAGATGTGGTGCTGATGGAAAATGTGGAAGAAATACAACAGTGGGGTCCGTTGGACGAAAAAGGTTATCCGATACCGGAGAAAAAGGGTGAGGATTATAAAAAATTCATTACAGCAATGAAGAGCCTCGGGTACCGTTTTGGCAGTAGAGAATTGATAGCTGCGGATTACGGAGCACCAACCACAAGAAAGAGATGGTATGCGGTATTTCGAAGAGATGGAAAAGAAATCAGATGGCCAGAGCAAACTCACAGTGCAGACGGCATCGGATTTGAGAAGTGGAAACCTTGTGGAGATTACATTGACTGGTCAGATCTTGGCAGTTCGATATTTGACCGAAAGAAACCACTTGCAGAAGCTACACAGAAGAGAATTGCGAACGGCATTAAGAAATATATTATCGATGCAGAATCTCCTTATATCGTGAGGAGTGGAGAAGCACTGGCATATATCATTCAATATCACGGAGAGACGAGAGCCGGTGATTCAAGAGGACAGCTTTTAACAGAACCGATCAAGACGATTGATACATCGAATAGATACGGACTTGTGACAGCATTTATCACGAAATATTACAAGACAGGGATTGGACAGAGGTGTGATGAACCATTACATACAATCACAACTTCTCCGGGACACTTCGGTTTGGTATCAGCATTTCTGATTAAGTATTACGGCGGTGCGGACAGACACTGGATAGACCGCTTGATACGATCACAACGAAAGACCGTTTTGGACTGGTGAATGTAATCCTGGATATCAAGGGCGAGAAATACATCATATCTGATATCTTTTTGAGGATGCTGAAACCGGAAGAGCTGAAAGTGATGCAAGGGTTCCCGAAAGATTACATTATCGACAGGGATTACAACTGGAAGAAATATCCGATTGCAAAGCAAGTTGCAAGAATTGGGAACAGTGTTGTGCCGATCATGGCAGAAAAGCTTGTAGAAGCAAACTGTCCGTATCTGAAAGTCGGCGAAAGAGTACCGAACTTGATTATAGACGATACACAGGAACAATTAAGATTTGCGTAGAAAGGTGAAAAATATGGCTAAAAGACCAGATGCAATAGTAAATAAAATTCAATTTGATTCAAGTGAGGTAGATATGGCACTCCGCAAACAGATTCCGGAAAAACCAATTTTTTTACATAACAGGAGCGATACTTGTTCGTTGTGGGAATGCCCGCAGTGTAAAAGAAGATTTACAACAACACATAAACCGGGAGTGCTTGACGGGACAGATATATATTATTGCCCTAAATGCGGAAAAGCATTTGATTGGAGAGATGAATAATGAACATTGAATTAAAAGAGATAGACAAAGACACATTGAAAGTTGGAGATTGGGTCGGGATTGCAAGAGAAGTGAGTTACGGATGGGGTTCATCATTCCGGCATGAACTGATTTTTCCGGCACAAATTACAAGAATCACTCCAAAGCGAACCAAGTTCTTTACGGATAAGTTTGGAGAACATGACAAAAGAGAAGTATTTTATGAGTGTGATAGTGAAGCTGAGAAAGAAACTTTTCTTGCTAAGGCATTTTGTGCTATTAAAAACGGAATATTTGAGTTAACCGAATTGAAAAGAAAAGGCCGCATCAGCGCAATCAGTGATGAAGATTTGCCGGAAGTAGCAGATCACATGAAAGCAATGATGAAGATTTTGGAAAAGTATAAAGAGAAATAGGGTAGCAGACAGCCAATTATCATTCGGTAGTCGGCTTGTCGGAAAGAGAGGAATGAATGAACGAAAAAAGTAAAGTAGTCAAAAATGATGGAGTATATAGTTGCCCATTTTGTGGAAGCAAAAAAATCAATTTGTGTACTCAGGCTGCATTAATGAAAACTGAAGATGCAAATACGGGAAAAGAAGTCGATGAATGTGCAAACAAAATCAGAAAGCTGACCAATCGGGAAAAAGCGATAGCATATGATAATGCGTCAGCAGATGGTGTGGGGTGTTGGTATTATTCATGTAGAAAATGCGGTTGGCAAAGTGAGATATATACAGAATAGAGGAAGATCGCACGATAGCGTGTCAGCTTCTGATTTGGAACAAATAAACAGCACCTTGACAATTGAATATTGATGGTTGATAATAAAAGAAATACCAAAGAAAAGAGAGCACTCATGAAGTATTCAGTTAGTGATATCGGAAATTTGTGTAGCATTATTGGGCTTATAATTACATTGATAACCTTTTTCGTAGCTGCAAATGTCAATCGCAAAATTAACAAGATACAAAAAATAGAAAAAGATATATCATACTTTAACAAAAGAGTTAATCCAATGATTGCAGATTTAAAAGATATACAAGCTCTTGCTACAGGGACAGAGGATATTGAAAAGATATTTGGAGTGAAACAACAAGCGAAGATCAAGTGTGTAATTACAGTGATTGATGATTCTTGGGATGTATTGCTTCAACATGAAACAAAAATAGGGAAAAAGTTAAAAATTCATTCATGGAATAAAAAAATGAAAAAAATCATAAAAATGTATGAAGGAATTGAAGCAAGAAATAGAAGAGAATTAATATCTTTTTTGACAGAATTAATAACTTTTTTGGAAAAGGAGAATAAGGGCAATGAGTGATAAATTAGAAAAAGCTGTTGATGCAATATTAAAAAAAACAGAGGAAAATAAGATACAATGGGAAAGAACTGGAGAAGGATTATTAAGAAAAAATCCATTCTATTATAAGTATATAGACGAAAATTGCATGTCAATAGATGGAGTTAATAATTATAGGGCTCCTTATAATAATGGTTATATTTATTTTACTAATCAAACAAATGACGGGTATAGAGAAATAGCAATCCAACCAAATGAGAATGCAGACATAACAGTATTGTCAACAGGACGTTCTGAAAAATTAAAAACTCTTGAAGAAGTAATCAAAAATGAACTAGATAATCCAGATGATTTCATTAATAGTTTATTTGAATAACATCTACCAACCATCAATATTCGGTGGTTGGTATTTTTTTACGCTTTTTTAAGGAGAAGAGGTGAAAAATTGAAGAAAATATTATGCTTAATTCTAATTTGCATTTTCTTGGTTGGTTGCTCCAAAGATGTTTCAGACAAGAATCGTGAGCCACAAGAAGAAATCACATATACTTACGAAGATGTGGACGCAACCATCACTTACATAGATATGCGGAAATGGTTCGCTATTTGTCCTCGATGGGAGTGGGAAATAGAAGTCGAATACGATGGCATGACCTATGAAGAAGCCGATTATGCGAGCGGTGGAATGAACGGACCTAGTTTTGCATACAGCCAAGAGGGTGATTCGATAAGAGTTGAAATAACCAATAAATACGTAAATGGTGAATTGGTAGACAGGTATATATCAGAGATTGAATAAGGAGAAAGGAACAAATTATGAGAAGTTATATGATTAAATTGCCGAGAGGTATTGAAGTAGATATTTTCGACCTTCCGGAAGATTTTGAGGAACAGATAAAAGAGTCATTCAAAGGATATACGGAAGAAACTGCAAAAGAATATAGATATTGTGACAAGTTAGGATATATTGATTGCTGTATCAAGCATCTGAATGGTGGAAAGTGTTCTGACGATATCGTAAACGAAATGGTAGAAGGACGTATTCTTTATGAGCGGAGAGAGAACGGAGAAATCATTGAGGAAGATGATATTTACTGCTTTGAGTTTATGGAAAATTGCTATGACAGAGGAAAAGAGGATGCAAGGCTGTATGCTCACTTCGGCAGTGATGACCACCACATTTATGACCAGATTCAGAAAGTGCTTGTAAAAGTAATTACAATTGTAATGAACTATGAGGATTGATGAAGAAAAGGAGAAATCACATGGTCATGGCAAGAAGAAAGAGGGAAATAAAGTGCGAAAAGAATCACTAATTCATAAAATCTTGAGGAAACTCGGATTTATCAAAGACATTGAGGATGATAGGAAATTGAAAATGGAGATGTGCAAAAGAGCAATAAAGGAAAATGTATGTCCTGAGGATTGCGACATTTGCGCATGGGATACGAAAGGAGGGATTGATTACAATGGTTATGTTACGACCAGTAGGAACAATCGGAAACCGTCTGAAATATCTAAGAAAAATCAGAGGACTGACAAGAGAAGAGGCAGCAGTCGAGCTAGACATGAAGGAGGAAAGACTGCGAGATCTTGAAACAGGAAGGAAAGGGCTGACGCTAGGAGAAGCAATCAAATATGCAGACACATATAATGTGTCTTTAGATTACATAGCAGGGAGAAAGAAAGTTGAATATTAAAGATGCAATTAGAATCATTAAGGGGTTGGATACATCCAACAGCGAAGAAAACATCGAAGCAAAGAAAATGGCAGTTAAAGCATTAGAGAAGCAGAGACAAAAGAAGATCGAAACATGGAACGGACAAGCATCATGCCCACGCTGCAAGAAACTATTTGGAGAAATGAAGACAATCAGAAATCTTACTACGTGGGAAATGCCATACTGCAAATTTTGTGGGCAGGCTCTTGATTGGAGTGATAAACAGTGAAACGGAGTACAGACACACGCTGGAGTTCTGCAGAGATCCAGCAGAACCAAAAAGAACATTATGCTGCTATGGCAGAACATCCACCTGATCGGAAGGCAAGCGAGAAGTTTCATCGACCGGCATACCAGGCAGGAAAGCTGATCGAAGCGCAGGGGCAGCAGTTGTGGCATGGAGATGTTACTGGATATATAGCCAGAAAATACAAGATAGGGAGTGATACCATTGGAGACAATGACGAAGGAAAGGCTGGAAGCATACCGAAATAATAAGACAGAGATATTATCCTTGGACTATATTCTTAATAACAGGTGGCAATCAGAAACCATGTTGGGAAATGATGTGATCTTAGATTACAGTAAGGGATATCCAATGCCGCAGAGCATAGTTGGTTTTGACCAAGAAAAATATGAGCGGTTACAAGAACGTGATTTAAATAGAAAAGAACGTTTGGAAAAGGAATGTGAAGAGGTAGAGCATTATGTTGAAGGAATCAAAGATGCGCAGCTACACAACATCTTCAGGATGTATTATATTGATGGTGTCAATGCAGTGAATCAGACAGAGGTAGCGAAGATGATTCATCTTGAGAGAAGTACGATAAGTAAGAAAATCGACAGATATCTTCAACTTTCACACAAATCACACGAATCACATATATAATAATACTTGAGCCAAAGGCTGAATTCCTGCGGCTCGTCCTCTCTTTATATGAAACCCAAGAAGCACCTGCGCAGGAATGTGCGGGTGTTTTTCTGTTGTATAATGTTGAGATTTGGGATATTATGGAAGCAAAGTTTAACTGAACGGAGGACAAAGAAAATGCCAATCAATGTTGAAGTAAATATTAACACAAATAATTACAATGGTGGAGAGACGCAAATTGAACAAGGCGCTATAGAGAAGTTTACGCGGAAGGCTTTTGATGAAGGATCATATCAAGCATCTGTGAAATTTGAATGTATGTCTGCGGCAACATCTCCAAATTCAATTTTGGTTATAATTTCTAGTATTGAACAGGGAGCACGCGTTGTAGAAACGGTATCTACTATTGCAATGATGGCAAAACAAATTATAGCCTTATTAGAAAAATGTAGAGGATATGAAAAAACAGTTACAGTAGCTGGTGAGTTGATTGAAATTAAAGACGAAATGACAGATATAGAACTGGAAGGAAAAATATTAGCGATATTGAATGAACAGGAAAAAAAGACAGGAAAAGAAGTTTCAGAAATTATGAAAACCATGTAATGATTAAATTTAAAGCACCTTTCGAGGTGCTTTTCTAATACTCAAAACCCGGATCATTAGTTCAATGGTAGAACATTCGCCTCATAAGCGAAATGTCGTAGGTTCGATTCCTATATGGTCCATCAATAATAAACAGGAATGGAAGATGGTGAAGTGGCAGGTTATGAAAACATAAGAGATAAAGGATTTGATAAGCGAAGTACGGAAGAACTACGGGAGATACAGTCCCGTGGAGGTAAGAAAAGTGGCGAAGTAAGACGTAGGAAGGCAGACTTCCGGAAGACATTGAACCTGCTGCTTACTGCAGAAATAGATAATGAAGAATGGAAGCCGGTTTTAGAGTCGCTTGGTGTTGAGTGTACTCTGGAATCGGCTTTGCTTATGGCTCAGATCAAGATGGCACTGGCAGGAGATACGCAGGCAGCGAAGTTTGTGGCACAGTATTCTGGCCAAAATGGCAGAGCTGAGGAAGATATTGAGAACAAGAAAGCAGATACAGAGCTGATCAAGGCAAGAAAAGAAGCTATCACAGGTGAAAACGAGAATGATGAGGCGCTTGATCGGCTGGATCAGATACTGAAAGAGGTTCGGGAAAATGCAGTTAAGCAAGAAACAGAATGAGTACATCGTGAACGCAACTCATAGATGGAATATCAAATCCGGAGCAGTACGTTCGGGAAAATCATATGTTGATACGGCTTTTGTTGTTCCTTTTCGTATCCGGGAGAGAATTGGTAAGCCAGGACTTAATATTATCCTTGGAGTATCTAAGGAATCTATCGAACGAAATGTGCTGCAGCCAATGCGTGAGATTTATACAGATAAACTAATTGGACAGATCAATAACCGAAATGTGGCTCATATCTGTGGAGATGAAGTGTATTGCCTAGGTGCTGAGAAGGTCAGTCAGGTAGCAAAGATTCAGGGGGCCAGTATTAAGTATTGCTACGGTGATGAGGTTGCAAAATGGAACAAGGAAGTATTCCAGATGCTGAAATCACGACTTGATAAGCCGTATTCATGTTTTGATGGATCCTGCAACCCAGAGCATCCAACACACTGGTTAAAAGAGTTTTTAGATAACGATGAATTAGACATTTATCTGCAACGATACACGATTTTTGATAATCCATTTCTTCCTTCAGAATTTGTTGAGCAGCTCTGTAAGGAGTATGAGGGGACTATCTATTATGACCGTCTTATTCTTGGTCTCTGGAAGAGGGCAGAGGGTGCTATTTATAAGCGATTTGCAGATAATCCTGAGAAGTTCCAGTGCGAAGTTGTGGAAGAGCTGACAGATGATCCGGAGCATAAGCAATTTAAAAAAGACGATATCGTATCAATAGAGATCGGGCTTGACTTCGGTGGCAATCAATCAGGTCATTCTTTTGTGGCCAGAGGTTACACAGATGATTACAGGGATGTGATCGGAATTATGTCTAAGCGAGTTATGGCAAAGGATGCGAATGAGGACATTGATAGTAATATGCTGGATCAACTGTTCTGCGATTTTGTTCAAGAGGTTATTGATAAATACAGTGTGATCAAAAAACAAGGCGATTATGTAGAATACTGCAACGTTGAATCTGTGTACTATGATAATGCAGAGACTGTTCTTGGCAATTCTATTCGTAATGCGGTAGAAAAGAAGTTCCCCTGGATTGTTGTCCGAAAGGCGAAGAAAGCAACAATACTTGACCGGATCCGTTGTACAGTTCGACTGATGGGAGCAGGGAGATTTTGGATAACAAAGGATTGCAAGTCTCTGCAGACAGCGTTTTCAGATGCCGTTTGGAACAAAGACGTAAAGGACAAGGACGAACGCCTGGATGATGGAAGTACTGACATTGATAGCCTGGATGCGTTCGAGTACACGATTGAAAGAGATATGAGAGACCTGATAGAAGAGGTGGAAGATGTTTGATGGATTAAAAAGACTATGGGGAAGGATAGTGAACATGTTTAATTATACGACCTTTAAAAATATAATCGGCAAAGATGTGGCGCTGTCGCAGACCATGATCGATGCCATCAATAAATGGAAACGAATGTTAGCTGGGAATGCGGACTGGTGCGGTGATATCGTAGAATCACTGAAACTGGAAGAAGGTATCTGCCGTGAATTTGCAGATTCCGTTCTGGTGGAGATGGAAGTCAAGATTTTGAATAACAACAATATGGACAAGGTTCTTCAGAAGAGTCTGTCGGATATGAACAAGAAGCTGCAGACCGGTCTTGCTCTTGGAGCAATGATTCTCAGACCACTTGGTCCGGATAAGGCAGAGTATGTTGCAGCAGATAAGTTTATTCCAATCAGCTTTGACGATAGCGGTATTCCAAATGACATTGCTTTTCTGGTTGTAAAGTGTGTTGATGAGAACAATTACTACACAAGAGTTGAGCGACATTATTTTACAAATGGGAATCTGACAATTGAGAATAAATGTTATCATTCGCAGAGCCAAAATGATATTGGTCAGAGCTGCAGCTTGGATGAAGTTGCAGAGTGGGAAAGCATTCTTCCAGGTCCGATCATTTATCCCGGCATGACTGAAATGGATTTCGGCTATTACCAAAATCCAATTGAGAACAAAGTAGATGGTTCTTCCTGTGGCGTATCTGTGTATGAATCAGCAGAGAATCTGATCAGAAAAGCGGATGTACAAGGAGCGCGATTGGATTGGGAATATGATTCCGGAGAACGTGCAATCCATGTGGACGATAGAGCACTTAAGAAAAAAGGAGGAAACACTTATCTTCCAAGACTTAAGAAACGTCTGTATAAAGGACTTAATCTTGAAGATGGAAAAGATAAGGATCTGTACAAAGAGTATTCTCCTGAAATGCGAGATGAAGCATTCAGAAGAGGTCTGGAAGAATACAAACGAGAAATCGAATTTAATGTCGGTCTTGCCTATGGAGATCTGTCTGACGCACAGGAAGTGGATAAGACAGCTACAGAGGTACTTGCTTCCAAGACAAGAAAATATAACCGTGTCACAGCGATTCAAGACAAGCTGGAAGAATGTCTGAATGGATTTGTAAACGCCCTGGCTTTTTACAATGGCTCTTATATGTCCGGAGTGGAATTTACCTGTGAGTTTAATGATTCAATTCTGGCTGATGAAGAATCTGAGAGGCAGCAGGACAGGCAGGATGTGAGCATGGGTGTCATGAGCCTGCTTGAGTACCGAATGAAGTGGTACAACGAGGACGAAGAAACTGCAAAATCTAAGATTCCGGAGCAAAATCAGGTGATTGAGTAATGCGAGATGATTATAAGAATAAACTTGCAAGTAAGATTGCTTCCAGGTATCAGGATTTGGAAGAGCGTATCATGCAGGATATTGTCCGGAGGATTATGAAAGCTGGTGAAATAACCAGTACTGCAGATTGGCAGATTAACCGGTTACGGATTCTTGGATATTCTTCCGAAGATATCGAAGGAGAGATCAAGAAAACACTGGATGCGTCTTATCCGGAAATGTTTGAGCTGTATGATAAAGTGATCGACTGGGAATACGTACGGAATAAGGACATTTACGAACAGATCAATGCTGAGTTTATCCCGTATGAGGAGAACAGGCAGTTGCAGCAGATCACGGATGCAATCATTCAGCAGAGTCTGGAAGATCTGGAGAATGTAACTAAGTCACTTGGCTTTTACCTGGATTATAATGGCAGAAAGGTTTTAACACCGCTGTCACAGGTCTACAGCAGCTATCTGGACAATGCCTGTTTTGATATTGTGACAGGAGCATTTGACTATGGTAGCGTATTACGTCGGGTGGTCACGCAGTTGACGAACAGTGGACTTCGGAAGATTGAGTACGGCTCTGGATATGCAAGCCGGGTAGAGGTGGCTGCCAGAAGAGCTGTGATGACTGGTGTGGCGAATCTTACCGGAGAAATAGCAGACTACAATGCCAAGAAGCTCGGAACAGAGTATTTTGAGGTTGAGTGGCATGCCGGGGCCCGTCCTACTCATGCAGTATGGCAAGGTCAGGTCTGGACAAAAGAGCAATTGTATTCAGTTTGTGGACTTGGTACAGTCACTGGACTTCTGGGAGCCAATTGTTATCATACTTATTACTCATTCTTTCCTGGCATTTCACAGCGTAACTGGTCAGATGAATGGCTGGAAGCTCAGAACCGGAAGGAAAGCAAGCCAAAAGAGTTCCGGGGCAAAGAGTACACTCTGTACGAGGCAAAGCAAAGACAGCGCCAGATGGAGACAGCAATGCGGGCACAGCGTGAAAAAGTGCAGATGCTTCAGGAGGGTGGTGCTGATCCGGATGAAGTTATGCTCCAAAAGGCAAAATATCAAGGACAGCTCAATGAATATGCGGTATTTTCTCGTAAGATGGGACTTAAGGAAGAAAGAGAGAGGATTTACATTGATGGACGTGGTTGGATTGCGACAAACACCAAGCTTCAGAATTCTATGTTTCCATCAGAGATGATTCAGAACGCCTTAAAAGATATTGCACAGTATAAGCGGTACAAAGAAGTTCTGGGAGATTCCGTTGGAACGCTTGCCAAGTTCGGTCAGGTGAAATATAATGATAGTGAGGAATGGGAAAAGGTTCAAAGCAAATTTTTCACATATCTTGAGATTGACAAGAAAGATTGGTCAGAAGAATTTAAGAACACGTCTAAACAGGCGTATGATAGATTTGCAAAAGAAAATGTTGTAATGTCTGTACATGCACTTAGTCGACTTCCTCGATTGAATAAACCAGGCTTACCGGAAGTGTCAGAAGAAATGCTGATAAAAATTATTAAAGGTACACCTAATTATACAGAGGGAGAAGATAAACAAATCTATTTCATTCATGAATTACAGTTATTAGTTGTTAGAAATAAAAAAACTGGAGATATCGTATCTGTTGTAAGAAGAAGGGCTCCAAAGGAGGCATGGGGAAATGTTTGAGAAGGTAATGAATTATATCAAAGATTTTTTGGAAAATACTCCAGAGGATATCTATGATTTTTCTTGTGAACTGGAAGGAATGTTAATTATTCATTATGACGAAATGTATAAGGAACAGCCAAGGGCTACAAGAATATTGAATGAAGAAATGCCTGATATTTGCGCATCCGGAGAACCGGGAATGAAACCAGAAGAGATTGAAAAATTTAAACGTGAGTTGGAAATTGAATACAACAAAGCGTTAAAAGCAGTTGTGTAGTTACCACCAGTTGATAAGACCGGTGGTATTTTTATACTCATTTTTAAGGCGAGGAGGTGAGAAAGGTGAAAAAATTATTTATTAGTCAGCCTATGAGAGGTAAGTCAGATGAAGAGATTCTGGCAGAACGCAAGAAAGCAATTGAGCTTGCGCAAGAAATGATCGGCGAACCGGTAGAAGTGATTGATTCCTTCTTCCAGGAAGCACCCGCAGATGCAAAACCACTGTGGTTCCTTGGAAAATCCCTGGAACTTCTGTCAGGAGCAGATGTGGCGTATTTTGCGCAGGGGTGGGAAGATGCAAGAGGTTGTGTGATTGAGCATGACAGCGCATTAGCTTATGGAATCAAGAGTATTGTTGCCTAGGAAGGCGGTGATCCAGTTATCTCCCGTTGAGACGCAGGGTTACGCGTCTTATTTTTATGCCCTGCCATAAGGCATTAAACTGGACAACTACCCGGCCGGAGGTCTAGCCGGCTATATCCCATACCGCTGAAAGAGCGGTCAATAAAATATTTCAGGAGGAATGTAACGATGAAAAATATTCATGAGATTTTAAAAGAGTATGGACTTGAGCTTTCAGCAGATAAGAAGGCAGCATTTGACAAGGCTTGGAAAGAAAATTATCGCACTAAGAGCGAGTATGACAATGCAGTTTCCCAGAGAGATAACTATAAGAGTTCTCTGGATGATGTGAACGCTAAGCTGAAAGAGTTTGAAGGTGTGGATGTAAAAGATCTGCAGGGACAGATTGCAAAGCTTCAGGGAGATCTGAAAGCGAAAGATGATGAATATGCAGCTAAGGAAGCAGACCGCATGTTCATGGATTCTATTAAAGAGGCAGTCAAGACTGCAGGTGGAAGGAATGAAAAGGCTGTTATTGCGATGCTGGATATTGATGCTCTGAAAGAATCCAAGAATCAGTCCGATGATATCAATAAGGCCTTAGAAGATGTGAAGAAGTCAGATGGGTATCTGTTCGGGAAAAATGAACCAATTAACAATGCAGTAGGTGGTACTGGCGGAAATGGCGGAGCTGATATCGGTGGAGACGATGTGTCAGCTATTCGAGCTGCTATGGGACTGCCGGAAAAGAAATAAGAAAAGAGGTAGAAAAGCATGGCGAATGCAATTGAATTAAGAAAACAGTATTCAACACTTTTGGATGAGGTGTATAAATTATCATCGCTGACAGCTGTACTGGATGGACCGAACGAATTGGTTAGAGAAGGAGCAAATGCAAATGAGATTCTGATTCCGAAAATGTCTATGCAGGGACTTGCGGATTACAACAAAAACACAGGTTATGTGGCAGGAGATGTGACTCTGGACTATGAAACAAAGAAATGTGCTTACGACAGAGGTCGTATGTTTAATGTGGATGCAATGGACAACATTGAATCAGCTGGTATTGCATTTGGACGTCTTTCAGGAGAATTTCTTAGAACTCAGGTTGTACCGGAGTTGGATGCATACAGATTAGCAGCTTATGCACAGATTGCAGGTGTCACAACTGTAAAGGGAGTCCTCGCCAATGGAAAGGAAGCTCTTGCAGCACTCAGAGCCGCAAGAGGAAAAATTGAAAATGCAGAGGCAAATCTTGCAACATGCTATCTGTTCATTAATCCGACGGTATATGGAATGATCGAAGATCTTGATACGACTGCATCAAAGAAAGCAATCGAAGGATTTGCGGGAATTGTGAAAGTTCCTTCAGGAAGATTCTATAGTAAGGTGAAGTTGAATGCTTCTGGCGCAGGCGGATTTGCGAAAGATACAGGCGGAGTTGCAATGAATTTCCTGATTGTTGATAAGCAGTCAGCAATTCAGTATCAGAAGCATACGGTTTCCAAGATTATTTCACCAGATCAGAACCAGAATGCAGATGCTTGGAAGTTCGGATACAGAACAGTTGGAATCGCAGAGTGCAAAGACAACAAGAAAGATGGTATCTATGTCCATACAGTAGCTGAATAAGAGGTGATGTCATGAATGTGACATATGAGTATTACATGAATTCTTTTGGCGGTTCTTTGATTCCAGAGAACTGCTGGAATTTCACGGAAATTAAAATGAGTGCCAGACTGAACAGATACACATTTGATCGAATGAATGAGGGAGACTGGCCAGAAAAGGCAAAGGCGGCACTTTGCGAGATGTGTGATTGTGCATACAAATATGAGGAACGCGACGGGAAGACATCAGAGAATAATGATGGATATTCTGTATCGTATGATATAGGCAAGTCGTTAGATGCAATGTTGTATGAAATTGCAGAGATATATCTGATTAACACAGGACTCATGAGTTTGGCGGTGGATGATGATGATAACGAATGCAACGATTACGATCTATAACAGGAAACGTGGAGATAAGGATACCTATGACACGTGGAATCGAACAGTTCTGCGTGACGTTCACGTGTATATCGATCACAAAACGGCATTGACTGAATCAGGGTTGAAGAGTGCAGATGTCTACAAGATCCGTATTCCGGAAGAAGTGGAGAATGCGGATCGGTACCTTCCACCGGAAGAATACGAGAGGTCGGAAACTTCGGAAGAATATTGGACAATCCAAAACGATGACCAGATTGTTATCGGAGAATGCGAGATGGAGATCGAGAAGCCTTCCAATCTGACGGCAGTATCTCAGAGACACTGCAAGGTTAACAGCTGGTCAGATAACCGGTTCGGATCAATACCTCACTGGAGGGTTGGAGGTGAGTAGATGGCTGGCAAGAAAGCATTTTCAATTAATACGCCGAGAGGGCGTGTGATCACAGTAACAGGTGAAGATGGGTCCGTAACAGCCAAGCTGGAATGGAATCCTGCATTTGCAAGCCAGAAGGCACAGAGTTTTTCAAAAGCGCAGGAATTTGTGGATTCAGAGTGCCTGCGCTATATGAATCCACTGACTCCGAGAAGAACCGGGATGCTGATCAAGTCCGGGACACTTGGAACTGTGATCGGTTCCGGATCTATTGAATACCTGGCACCATATGCCCGCCGGCAGTACTACGAACACAGGTCAAAAGCACGATGGTTTGAAACCATGAAGGCGAGCAAGAAAGATGTGATCAGGGAAGGAGCTGAGAAACTTGCAGGAGAATAAGAGAAAGCCGATTATCGAAAGCATCCGTGAGTATGTGATGACTTATCCGGATATTGATAACCGGAAGATCAATATTGATTATCTTGGTGATGGAATGGAATATTCCATTGATCCGATCGGAGCAGATCCCATTTATAAGAAATATGTGGATGGAAGCTGCCTGAAGCAGTTCCAGTTCGCTCTGACAAGTAAGGAAGCTTATGACGGGGACGCCAGAACAGGAATCGCAAACAGCGGGTTCTATCAGGACTTCGAGGAGTGGACACAACAGAACAATATGAATGATATCGTACCGGAGCTGGACGGGCATGACGCTATTCGAGTAGAAGTGCTGCAGTCCGGCTATTTGTTCAGCACAGAGGTTGATCTGGGACGGTATCAGATGATATGCAGAGTGATTTATAAATAAACAGGAGGTATGGAAATGACAACAGCTGATGGAAAAAAGAAATTGGTTGGAAGACATAAGCGAGTTGCGTTTATGGATGCAACAGGTGAGGGGAAGAACTTCACCAGGATGACAGGATTTACTTCCATGTCAGACGGAAAAAACGCAACAGAATACAGCAGACAGTATGTGGACGAAGCAAGTGAGCGTTCGGACGTGGTTGGTTATGCACCATCTGTCGATTATGAGTTCGACCTGTATACAAACGATCCGGTACAAGCAAGAATCGCAGAAATTACAGATGATGAACTTCTTGGATCAGACACACAGGTTACAATCGTGACTGTAGATCTGTTTGACGAAAAGCAAGTGGAAAACACATGTACCGCAAGAAAGCGTGACTGGAATGTAATCCCGGATACAGAAGGGGATGGAACGGACGCACTGATCTACAAAGGTAGCTTCAAGGCGTCAGGCAATATCACGAAAGGCACAGCCACTACTACAGACGGCTGGGAGACTTGTACATTTGCAGCAGAGTGAGAAAGAGAGGTTAGCTAATGGAAATTTTTAAATTTGGAGATCTTGAAGTGGAGATCGATTTTACAGACGCTGATTTCCTGGAAAACCTGGAAGAAGCAAAGGAGCTGTTACAGGAAGAAGCAAAGAAGACTCCGGTTACAGGGAAGACGGCAGACATCATCCGTGCCCAGTGCAGGTGCTATTTCAATTTCTTCGACAGAATCATCGGAGACGGGGCACATGAAGCAATGTTCTGCGGAAAGACAAGCCTGAACCTGTGCATTGAAGCTGCAGAGGCATTGAAAAAGTTCGAGGATGCGGACGCTGAAAGAATCAATGGAAAGTATAGTGAATATACCATACAGCAACATGGAAACAGGCAGCAGAGAAGGAGCTACAATAAGCAGAAGAACAGGAAATACTCCAACAACAGGTAAGAGATGAACATTTTGATTGATAAGTTTCCGGAATTTGTATCAGTGGACGGAAAGGAATATCCGGTGGAGACAGATTTCCGGGAATGGATAAGACTAATGAAACTGGTAGAGGATGACAGTGTACCGGAGAATGTCAAGTGCGGACTACTGATGCAATGGTATACGGACGCAATACCGGACGATCTGGAAGCTGCAATTGATGCACTCGGCGAGTTCCTCGCCATGAATCCGGGTGAAAAAGAAGAAATTGCACCGGTGCAATCATCAAACCAGGTCTATTCCTACGAGGAAGACATGACATGGATTTACAGCGCATTCAGGGAAGTGTATGGTATTGACCTGCAGAAAATTGAGTATATGCACTGGTGGGAGTTTCAGACATTATTTACAGGGCTTCCGGAAAGCACAGAGATTAAGCAGAGAATGATGTACCGAAGTATAGATCTCAGAACTGTAAAGGACAAGGATGAGCGCAAAAGAATCAAGAGAATACAGGATGCCATTGCGCTGAAGAAGAGAAAGAGAAAAATGACAGACTACGAGATTGGGGATATGTTTGCGTGACAAAGAAAATGATGATCAACATCCCGACAGAACGCAAATGGTACAGGTGTCCTTATTGTGGAAAGAAACTGCTGATATACGAAGATACAGCCAAGTGCAATGGCGTGTATCTTAATTGTCGGGAATGCAGGAGAGAAGTGAAGATTAGGATTTAAGCACATGTGAGCCGTTGAGCCGTGCTATCAGAAAGGGTGATAGTATGGCGGACGGCTATTTGAATTTTGATACAAAAATTAATGAAAAAGGGTTCAACGACGGCATAAAGAAGCTGGGAAGCCTCGGGAAAAGCGGATTATCGCTTGTAACGAAAGCAACTGCAGGAGCAGTAGCTGCTATTGGAACAGGAGCGGCCGCAATCGTAAAGACATCACTTGATGTGGTGGCAAATATGGAGCAGCAGGTCGGCGGAGTAGAGACACTGTTTAAGGACAGTGCATCGACGGTAATTAAAAATGCCAATATGGCGTATAGGACAGCTCAGATTTCCGCGAATGAGTATATGTCCACGGTAACGAGCTTCTCGGCATCATTGCTGCAGGGGCTTGGTGGAGATACTGCGAAGGCAGCAGAAATTGCGAATACAGCACTGATTGATATGGCAGATAATGCCAATAAGATGGGCACGAACATGCGCGACATCCAGAATGCTTATCAGGGATTTGCAAAGCAGAATTACACCATGCTCGACAACCTGAAGCTGGGATATGGCGGTACACAGGCGGAAATGATCCGGCTGATCAACGACTCAGGTGTTCTGAACGAAAAGATAGAGGATCTCGATAACGTTACATTTGATCAGATGATCCTCGCAATCCATAAGATCCAGGAAAATCTTGGAATAACCGGAACATCTGCGAGGGAAGCGTCAACAACAATTGAGGGATCTGTTAATTCTGCGAAAGCTGCATGGGAGAACTTTGAAGCAGGCGTGATCAGCGCGAATGATCTTGTAGATACTTTCTGGACAGCTTCACAAAATATCTTCAACAATTTGGAACAGATTATTCCGAGACTTGGGAAGACTGGAATGGATGTTCTTGAATCATTATCTGGAAAAATCGGAGAAGCTGTGCCGCAGCTAAAAGTTTTTACGGATAGTGTTGGAAATTTGGCAGATAAGTTGCAGAACATGAGCACAGATGAGCTTATGAATCTCGGCAAGACGGTAGCGGTTCTTGCAGGGGCAGCTCCGGCATTTAGTGCACTTGGGAAAAGTGCCGGTACATGTGGCGATATCTTGAGTGGTCTGGGAGAAATAAGCGGCGGAACAGTAGCAAAGCTGAACAAGATGCCGGGAGATATCAAAAAACTCGGCGGAAAGATGAAAGCTGGCGCCAAGGCACTTTCTACAGCAAAAGATGCAGTGTTGATTCCATTTGAAGGAATGGAAGAACAGATTTCCGGAGTGCTTGGTAAAATAACGTACCATGTGAAATATTATGGAGCCGGAATTCAGAATCAGATCAGCAAATTAGGCGCACCAGTGACAAATGCAGTGTCTAAATTTACTGCGCCAATAAGAAAACTTGGATCGGTAATCGGTGGAAGTTTTGGAAAAGTAGGAACACAGATTTCCGGGTATGCAAGTATCATTGGAAATGCCTTTGCGCCGATTCTGTCATCGGTTGCCGGATTTATCCCATCCTTTATCAGTCTGCTGAATTTCGGGGCGGTCGCAGCCGTTGTTGTTGCCGGCTTGGGATTGATCTACAGTCAGTTTGGAACGCAGATTGATCAGCTGCTGCTTCTTACGCAGACGAAAGTTCCGGAGATTATTTCCAATCTTGGAAATGGAATTACAGCAGCACTTCCGGGATTGATGGGGCAGGGCGCAACGCTGATTTTGGGATTAATGAATGCAATCACAGCGAATCTGCCGGCGCTTATTTCTACGGGCGCAAGTATTATAGCAACACTTGTGAGCAGTTTGGCAGAACAGCTCCCGCAATTGATTCCGGCAGCGGCAAGTATGATTCTGACACTGGTGGAGGCGCTGATCAGCAATCTCCCACAGATTATCTCGTCAGGACTTGATTTAATGATGGGGCTTGCACAGGGGATCGCAAATGCAATCCCGCAGGTGACAGCGAAAGCGCCGGTCATTATTGGAAAACTGGCATCTACGATTATTACGAACCTGCCAAAGATCATACAGACCGGTATTCAGATTCTCACACAATTGGCGTTCGGACTGGTAAAAGGAATTCCGACCCTGCTTGGTAAGATCCCGTCCATGATCAGCCAGATCAAGAATGCATTCACCAGTGTGGACTGGGGAAGTGTCGGCGTTAATATTATCAAAGGAATTGCAAGCGGACTTAGCAGCGCGGCAAAGAGTCTGGCAGATGCAGCAGCAAATGCAGCAAGCAATGCCCTTGACTGGGTGAAATCAAAACTTGGTATTCATTCACCGTCCCGTGTGTTCCGTGATCAGGTAGGTAAGATGATGGCTCTTGGTATGGGAATCGGATTTGAGAAGAATATTCCAGTCAAGAGCATGAGCGCAGGAGTCAAGAGAGCTGTAGGAAGCCTGAAGAAGTCAGCTGAATTGATTACAAGCAGAAGCACATCCAACAACAGCGTGGATGGAATACGAAACCATCCGGTATGGGGCGGACCAACGGATCAGACGGATTATGACAGATTGGAGAGGATACAGATGAAAGCGGCCAAGACGATAGCGAAGAGACCAATATATCTTGGAACAGAGCGAATTGACAAGCCACTGCCGAAAGGAGCGGTACCGCAAGTATGATTGTATATTATGAAAATTCAAAAGGGGAGCAACTGAATCTTCTGAAGGCTCCCTATAGGACTATGAAGACAGACTGGTTTGATGCGGACTGGTCAGAGTCTTCTGACGGGTATGAAAAGACCGTGACAATTGACGTATTCGGGAAACGAAACGAATTCCGGTCGAATATGGAGCAACTCTATAAGATCATAGCAGTTGATGCGGAAAATGAAGTATATGGAAGGCTGTATGTAAATGGAGCTTATTTACGATGCAGGATATTAAAATCGGCAAAGGAAGGATGGAAAGGTTACGTCTATTCCGAGGTGGGACTTACCTTTCAGGCACCGGAGCTTGTGTGGGTGGTAGAAACTGGAAAACAATTCTTTCCACAGCCCGAAGAAGAGGCAGCTGCAGGTATTGATTTTCCGTATAATCATCCGTTTGACTTCGCAGGAGTGAAGCGGGGAACCGCTGTATGGGAAGTTGATCATATTATCCCAAGTGATTTTCAGATGATCATCTACGGACCATGCGTGAATCCGAGGATTTTGATCAATGATTATCCTTACGAGGTATTTGTGACGTTGGAACGAAATGAATATCTTGTGATAGACAGCAGATCTTGTACAGTTATGAGATATTTATCGAATGGAACCGTACAGAATGCATTTAACGAGAGAGCACTGGAACACAGCATATTTGAGAAAATTCCTTCCGGGCTTTTAAATATCAACTGGTCGGGAGACTTTGGTTTTGATTTGACCTTATTTTTGAACAGGAGGGAGCCGCCGTGGTAACACTGGCAGATAAGAATCTACATGAGATTGGATATGTGAAAGATGCTAATTTTACTGCAGATGTGAATGGAAAGTACGAGTTTTCAGTTCAGATCGCAAGATCAAACTGGTATCCGGAATTGAACTTTTCCAGTTATATATACATTGTTGGTACAGAATATGGTGGAATTATCGGTGAGATCCTGACGGATACCACACTTGATTATGTGGAAGTGAAAGGGATCACCTGGCGTGGATTTTTGCAGTACAAAGTGATTGAGCCGCCGGCAGGATCTGATTACAAGAAAGTAACAGGGGAAATACATCAGGTTATGAAAGCATTGATTGAACCGGAGTTTAGTGGCTTGTATGTAGTGTCTTCCAAGAATACAGAAATCACGGTCAGTAATTATCTGTTTGACCGCTACTGTACCTTGCTTGCAGGGATTAGCAAGATGCTGAAAAGCAAAGAGTATAGGTTGAACATCCGGTTCCTTCGGGAGCAGGGAGAACCGGGATATCTGCTGATAGAAGCAGTTCCTGTTGTAGATTATTCAAAAAAACTGGAATTGTCGAAAGACATGCAGCTGAATTATACAATGGATGATAAGCGGAATGGAGTGAATCATCTGATCGTAGCAGGAAAGGGAGAACTTCAGGAAAGAAATGTATTCCATCTGTATGTACAGAAAAACGGTAGTATTGGAAAAGAAAAATATTATACCGGGCTGGATGAAATCACGGAGGTGTACGAAAATACATCAACGGAGACGGATGAACTTGAGAAAAATGCAATTGAACGACTTCAGGACCGAATGAATAAGAAGACATTCAAAATGGATGTTGCAAGTCTTGGACTTCAGGTCGGTATTGGAGATATCGTAGGAGGCAGAGATTACCTGACCGGGATGTATATGTCAAAGCCTGTAAAGAACATCATCTATGAAATCACAAATGATGTAGAATCAATTACTTATAAATTGGAAGGAGAAGATGAAGAATGAAAATTGTATCTGGAAGAACCGGATCACCCCATGTGACTTCGCAGCAGTTCCGGCAGATGCTGGAAGGAATACTGGGACAGGACAGTTATATTCTCACGAGCGGAGAAAACTTAAAGCCGGAATTGAGTTCCAATAATCTGCTCAAGATCCGGAGCGGGATGATGTGCCATCATGGATGTATTTCCTGTGTGGAAATCGGAACTTATGATGAGGTCACTCTGACGAATGGATCACATGGAATGCAGAGAATTGACCTCGTGGTAAACCGGTATACCAGGAATACGGAGACAGAGGTTGAAAAATGCGAATGGAAGGTGATCACCGGGACAGCAAAGGCGAGCAGCCCAGCAGTTCCGACATATACGAAGGGCAATCTTCAGGAGGGAGATCTTGTAGATGAGTGTCCGGTATTTGAAATTCACTACAATGGAATCAATGTTACGGAGGTGAAGAGCCTGTTGAGTGTAGCGGGATCACTTGCTGAATTAAATGGCAAATTAGAAGAAAAGGTGTATAGCATATCGCAAGGAGGATCGCTTGCTATAAGAAACCAGCGTGTCACCAAAAAGAATAATCGAGTTTCTATTATGGCTGGATTATATACAACTGGCTTGGGAAATGCCAATACTAAATATAACGGTGGATCAATTCCGGCTGAAATAGCACCGCCTACAGGTGAAGCATTTCCTGCAATTGTAACGAAAGATAATTGGACACTTATAGGCATCGGATGTGTAATCATAGAAACGAATGGTGCTATATCTTATCAGATTAACTCTTCATTTCAGAAAGATACCTATATATGGTTAGATGTGTCCTATGATTTGTAGAAATTAATAACCTATAGCAATCCATCTACATTCAGCACCTGTTATTGCTGTTAAATTGCCGGTTCGTCCATATATATACATTTTTGAGGTACTCACGATATCTGTAGATACCATAAACGCTGGGATTGCAGTTCCAGGATATTTTGCGCAAGCAATAGCAGTGTAAGATTTATCTGAAAATGGTATAGGAAATGTTATCGTTGCATACCCTTGCCCACCTGACGATGAACTTGGAAACAATCCTGTTCCCCATTGAACAATCAAACCATTTGCAAATTTACAGTGATTTTTAC